CCGGTGCGCCGCCCGGTGGCGGCAGCATCGGCATGATCGGCTCGGGCGGGTTGAGGATGCTGTCGAGCGTCACCGGACCGGTGGCGGTCTTGAACATGATCTCGTCGCCGCCTTCAATCGGGTCCATGCCGAGCTGGTCGCGCGCCTCGTTGATCGTGTAGAGGCCGGCGCCGGCGAGGTTGACCAGCATCGTTGCCTGGTCGGTCGGGTCGATCGGCTTAATGTCGGACCACGCAAACTCGAGGTCCGGGTGGCCCATGCGGCGCTGGATCACCTGATCGACAAGCCGTTTGACCCAGCCCATGAGGGGTGCGAGCCCCTCTTCCAGCGCGGCTTCCTGCGCGGTCTCGGCGGTAGCCCGGTTGACCTGGCGGGTGAACGCGGTGGGTGGCAGCGAGAAGGCGAAGCAGATGACCCGCGCGCGCCACTCGTCGAAATCGTCTTTGAGCGGCGGTTCCTTGATCGACTGGTACTTGGCGCCCTCGGGTCCCCACAGCAGTTTGGTGCGCTCGGCGGTATTGCCCGCGAGTTTGGAATCAAACCAATCCTGGAACTGCGCGATCTGCTCACCGGTCCAGCCGTCCGGCGCATTGACCATGCCGGCGGGGATGTTGCCAGTGGTGAAGTGCTGCAGCTGCATCACGCCGCGGCGGATGCTGGTGTTGATCGTCAGCACGATCTGCTCCACCGGCGAGAACCCGTAGAGCCTGTCGGCGCGCGGATTGCGCGGGAAGTAGATCAGCTGTTGATCGGTAAACTGGCTGACGACCTCGCCTTCCTCGGTATTGGTGCGGGTCCCGTCCTCGAGCAGCACCCATGGCCGCCCGTGGATGATCTGCTCAAATGCCGGCGCTGGCGGCCGCGGCCGCCGACCGGTGTCGTCGATCAAGACCTTGATCGTGGCGCCATCAATGATGTCGAGGCCGATGATGTCACCACCGCGGTTGAGCCGCGGCTCGATCGCCGGTGCATCGGTGACCAGCACCTGGTCGATCAATTCGCGCAACCAGCTGGCAAATGGGGTGATCCCGTCCGGGAAACCCCAGAACTCGGTGAGCTGCTTGATCCGCTTATCCGAGTTGCGCGCTACGTCTTCCTCGTCGCGCGGCTTGATGGTCCATGCCAGCTTCTCGATCTGGTCCTTGCGGGTCTCGATGCACAGCCGCGTGATGTCGTCATTGGCTAAGGCCTTGAGTTCGGCAAAGCCAATCGGCTCAAACGACCGTGGGGTGTAGATATAATTTAACCCGACGGGAAAGTTGTACCTTCTGGTCCGCTCGTAATCGGGCGGCACCAGTGGATAGCCCGGCGCAAACAAGCCGCCCGACGGCTGAAAGACCGGCGCAAACTGTGTGATGTCGCCATTGGTCGCGGGACGGGGGCCACCAGCAGCACCGCCTTGGCTCCAGGCGTAGCTGTAGATCGGCGCGCCTTTGCCCGGTGTCTGTCGGCGGAATGGCGCCATCAGTGTGTTGACCATGCCGACAAGCGAGGTCTGGGTTCCACCGCGTGGCATGTCAGGTCTCGGTGTTGTTGATCATGTTGAACCACTCCACCGATCCCGGCTGCGGCACTGGCTTGGGCCGCGCCTGCTCGCGCGGTTGCGCTTCGCGTTTGGCCTGTTGTCGGTACAGTTCAAAAATGCCCTCGCCGGGCATTGGCGCGACGAGCAGATCGCTAAAGGCCCACACCAGCGCATCGACACGGTCCGGCGATTGACCCGCAGCGACGCGGTCAAGATCGGTCGTGAAGGCGCACATCTGGTCTTCGAGCGTCGGGAAGGTGCCGACGTGGTGCATGCGGCCCTGCTCGTAGAGTGCGGCCACTGGCTCGGCGCGGATCACCTTGCCGCGCGAGGCGTGCACGGCCTTGAACGAGATATTCTTGTCGACCATGCGCAGCGTCGCTTCGACCATGTCGCCGCCGTTGTTTACCTCGGCGACGATGCGGTCCGCCTTGTGCTTGCGGTACAAAGCAATGGCGGTTTTGGCCCAGTCGGTCGGCGTGTAGTGGCCGGAGCTGTCATCGAGCACGTAACCGTGCCCTTCGGCGTCTTTGCCGGCGACGATGATGCCGGTCTCGTCGGAATCCTCGCCACTACTCACGGCCGGGTCGATCGCCACGACGATGCGGACGAGCTCCGGCACGCTGCTATAGGCGGGCCAGCGCAGCTCCTCGAGCCGCGCGCGGTTCCACAAGGCGCCGGGCACGTCCTCAAGGACTTCAGCGTCGAGTTCCTGCCGGCCCAATCGCGTGCCCTCGTACTTGCGGATGATCTGTTGCAGAAAGGCTGGTGCTAGATTGTGCCGGTTCGCGTAAGTCGAACCGCGGACCACGACGGTTGTCGGGTCGGCGAGCAGCTCGCGGATGATCCGAACCGGCCTTGGTGTCGTGGTGACGACGACGCGTGGATCAGTGCCGAGACGAAGCCCGAACATCAGCATGTCCCAGGCCTCGGGGTAGCGCCAGGTGGCGATCTCGTCGCACCAGGCGAGGTCGTGCTGTGGACCACGCAGGCGCTCCGGCTCGTCGGCGCTGTAGGTCGTGGCGATCGCGCCGTTGGGCCAGGTCAGTCGCCGCTTTGACGGCTCGTAAACCGGCCGTTCGGCTTCGAGACCGATGGCGAGCAGACCGCTTTCGCCCTCCACCATGACGTCCCGGGCATCAGCTGCGGTTGCCGCGACCAGCGCGACGCGCCGGTGGCCGTGGTGGTTGACCCGATCGTGGACGTATTCAGCGCCGGTGCGGGTTTTGCCAAAGCCGCGGCCGGCCAGCAGCAGCCAAATGCGCCACTCGCCCGGCGGCGGCAGCTGCTCTTGACGCGCCCAATATTTCCAGTCGCGCGCCAGCAGGTCGCATTGCAGCTCAGTCAGTTTCCCGAGAAATTTTTTCTGCTGTGCTGGTGAGAGCGAGGCGAGCGAGCTTGCGTTCGAGATCGTCTCTTGCATGTCTGATTTCGATTGGGTCGCCGCCCTTGAGCCCGGTGTGTTTGTGGATGCTCACCTCGCTCCAGCCCATCTGGGTCTTGGCGAAGAAGATCAGCAGCGTTGCTTCCGCCCGCGGGTCTTTAATCCCGCCGGCACGCCCGAGCATGGTCGCGGCGATCCGCTGACCGGCCAGCGCCTTCAGTTTGGTCGCACCCGTGGCGATCTCTTGCGTGAAATGCTTGCGCAAGGTCTTTTCGTCGATCGGCTTGCCGCTCTCAGGGTTTTTGATGACGCGGCAAATGTCGGTTTGCGGGATGCCGAAACCGATCATGAGCTCGACATTGTCGCGCTGCTCGGCCGTCGGCTCAAAGGCACGTCGAGGCATTGGCACTGCATAAGTTGTTGGCATGAAAAAGCCGGCGGCCTTGCGGGCGCCGGCTGTCGTTTAGGCTAGTGGCGGATTAGGCCGTCTCGAGTGCTTCCGGGTGCTCGGCGAGATAGAGCATCGCCAGTCTGACGACGCGCGGGATCGCCTCGGTGCCGGCCTCGTAATGCTGGATCTCGCGCCGACTTCGGCCGAGGGCTTCGCCGGCCGCGACTTGCGTCAAGCCAAGCTGGGTGCGCCATTCGAAGCACGAGAGGGTGCGCTGTCGTCCCTGCATGAGCGGCAATCTAGCACATTGCGCACCCATGCGCAATAGCTACGCTTCAAGGCCGCTAAAACTTTTTCCGTGCGTTAACCCATTATATGGGTGACAAGCGCAACAGTTGCGCGATAATCGCACCCATCGGCACTGGAACTGCCGTGAAACCGGAAGGACACCTCAGATGACCCTGATCGCCTCCCGCGACGTCCCAGCTGGTGACAGCTGGGCGTTCCGCGACCACCGCATGCTGGCCGAGCTCAGCTACCGCAATGGCCGCTGGGTGCAGCCGATCAAGAGGCAACCCATCAGGAGTCCCAAAGCAGGCAAGTACATCGGCTTTCGCCAACGCAAGAGGAGAGCACCATGAGCAGCAGCAGCACCGAACTGACCTTCTTCCAGGCCAAGGAGATCAAGATCAGTCGCGGGTTCCCCTGCGGGTACCGCAGAGACAAACGCGACGGCTTCTACACAAGGCAGATATTGATCGTGTCTGCCGACGGCAGCGAGTTTCAGATCAACGTGCACAGCGTGACCGGGCAGGCGCAGCTGCCGGTCGTCGCGGTCGACGAGGACGTCGTCTGATGCGCGGATACGACGACTGGAAAACGACACCACCGGATGATCCGCCCGAAGACCCGGACTGCACCTGCTATCACCACGGGCGGCGGCGCCACCGCCGCGACAAGTGGTGCCCGGTGCACGGCAAAGACCCCGATCAAGCCTACGAGGAACAGAGGGACCGGAGGAGCGAATAGTAACGCCACCGCGGGCGCTGGAAACGCCCGCTTCAACCGGAAGGAACCAAACCATGACTACCTGCACCCGTACCCCATGGGGCAAGCCCGACGACAGCGAGGAATACGAGCCCGGCATCACCTGGTACTCGACGCCGAGCCACGGCGGCTTCAAGCTCGATCGCGCGCACAACGCGCAAGTCCCCGACTACATGCGCCGCGCCGGCGGCTGGTACGAGGAAGACTGCGATTGGGCGATCGTGGCCACCGTGTTCCCGAACGCCTTTCTTGAGCACGACAAAGACCCGGCGAAGACCTTCGAGACCGCGCGCCGCACACTGCGCAACTGGCTCCCGGATGCCTACGAGAAATTCTACGGTGTCGAGCTCAAGCCCGGCGAGAGCTATATCCGCTCCCAGTCACGGCAATAGTGCGTTAACCCAACAAAGGAATTGCACACGCGCAACAGTTGCGCCATAATATGACCGTGCCTCGCTCTGGAAGGCGGGACACGGAAACCGGAAGGACCAAGATGATCACACCCGCACAAGCCGCCGACGCGATCCGTCGCTCGCGCGGCCGTTTTTTTGGCTGCACCTTCACCAAGCACCAGACCGGCGAGACGCGCACCATGTGGGCTCGTTTCGCCGTCGTCGGCAACCCGAAGGGCCCGCACCGCAATCGCGACGATCTGATCGTCGTTTGGGACCACCACAAGCGCGGTTACCGCTCGATCCCGGTTGAGGGACTGACCCAGCTGCGCATTGACGGCCGGGTTGAGGAGGTTCGGTCGTCGGGGAGCCGGGCGATGGAGATGGCCGCAGAGCTGGGTGACCTGCTCTCCCGCGAGTGCCCGCTCGGAGATCTGCTCTCGTCCGTGACACGGACCGAGGGCGATCCCCTGCCATGACCCGCATTCCGATGATCGGCGACCGGCTCTATTGGGATACCGGCATTGGCGAAGGCTTTACCGGCCGTATCGTCGCACTGCAGGGCACGCCGACGAGCGGCGGCACGATGATCATTGAATGGGACGATGGGCGGATCTGGAAAAACCAGCCGCAGCGTCTACTCGACGAACCGCGCTGGTCCTACGTGTAACCCACTGCACAACCGGCAGAATTAACCCACAATTTGATTGCGAGGCGCAATCATTGCGCTATAATCCGGCTCATGAAAACAGCCAATCAAACCCCGGAGCATCCAATGACGACCGCCCGGATTTACACTTTCCCGATGACCGATCGCCACCGCTGCGCGGCTGTCGCCTTTGCCCGGCTCGACGCGGCTCAAACGATCATCAACGAGCGCCAGCTGCAGACCACGCCGCAGACCCGCCTGCACATTCGCAGTCTGCTGGGTAGCGGCTGCCCGCCGGCGAAGGCGGTCGAGATCGCGCTGAAGGCCGACCCGCAATGAACGCGGCACTGTTGTCCCGCCTCGGGCTGTGGGTGATCAGCACCGTTTGCGGCTCGTTCGGCGTGCTCTGCGTGATCGCGTCGTTTAGCAATGGCCGGCTTGGCGCGCATGCGCTGGTATTTCTCGGCACCGCAACCGCAATCCGTCTTCTAGCCTTGCAGGAAAGCAAGTGAACAAGCACCTGCGTTGGATATTACTTGGCGAGCTGGCGATCGTCATGTGTCTGGCGGCCGGCGGAGCCGGCGCCATCGGCACACTCGCCTACAGCCTATTCGAGCCGATCAGCCACGTGCTCGACCAAGTGCTGTCCTACCACTGAATTGGTGCCGGCAATCCCCGGGGGATCTCGCCAATGGAGTGTTCCACCGATGTTTCGAAAGACCCTACTTGCCGCCGCTGCTGTGATCGGCCTGGCCGGCGCCGCTGCTCTCCCGACTGGCGCCGAGGCTCACGGCTACGGCCACGGCGGGTTTTGGCTCGGCTATGGCATCGGCAGTCTTACGCGCTGCCTGGTGTTCGGTTGCGGTTACGCCCAGCCGGTCTACCCGGTCTATGTTCCACAGCCAGTGCCGGTGCCGCAATATGTCCCGGTGCCGGTGGCAACGCCGGTCCCGGCGGCACAGCCCGGGATCGCGCAAACCTGTGGCCCGTGGTGGGAAGTGATCAGCCGCGCCCGGCGGTCGGGCCGCAGCCTTACCGCCGAAGAAGCCTACGCGGCACAATACTGCAACTTTTGATCCCGCCTAATGGCCAACCGGAGCAACGCGCGCCATGAGAAGCCGACCCCAGCCGCCGCTGCCGCCATTGACCCAAGCGCAAGCGCACCGCAACCGCAGACGGTTTTTGTGGGGTTGCCTCGGTGTGCTGGTCGTCATCGCCGGGATGTCTAACCAGAACCCCGCCTCGCACAGTCAGAGCGGCGGCGACCAACGCATGCTAGGGCGACCAAAGGTCCACATCGCTTACTTTCAGTGGCGCAAAGGCGGCTTCGACAGTGTGATGATCGCCGACTTTCAGGTCGACAACGACAACCCATACAGCGTCAGGGATATCGAAATACGTTGCGACGTCAGTGGCGAGTCGGGGACGGTCATCGGCCGGCCCAGCAAAACGATTTACCGCCGCATCCCGCCTCACACGTCCACGTGGTTCATGCAGGAAAGCATGGGCTTCATCTCGTCGCAGGCTGCCACGGCAGATTGCGAGATCGGCTTGGTCACAGCCGAGCTCTAAAAGTGTTGCACGGCGCAACAATTGCGCCTATAATAAGGACAGTCAAAAACGCGGGAGCTGGATACTCCCATCGACCGGAAGGAACCCCGTGAGATCCCTAACCAACGCCGACTTGCAGGTCATCGATAACGCGCTGCGCATCGCCATCGCGGCCTATCGCTCGGATGCCGAGCGCATGACCCTCAGTGGCACGGGCGAGTTTGCCGAGCACTTTACCCGCGCCGCGGACCAGGCCACCAGCGTTCTGGCCTGCATCACTGAGGAACAAGTGCGGCGCGCACCCGACGGGCCGAGCACATGAAAGTGCCGCCCGCGATGCTGGAACACCCGGGCGGCGTGCCCGATGCCGGTGGCACTCCCGGAAGGAAAGCGCCACTGCAATCGAGACGGCAACCCTAGCGGAGACCATTATGCGCGACAACACAACTTTGCCCTGGTCCTGGCTTCGCGGCTATCGCTTCGAGGCGATCGCGGGGCTGGCGATCGTCATGTGTCTGGCGGCCGGCGGAGCCGGCGCCATCGGCACACTCGTCTACAGCCTGTTCGAGCCAATCAACCACATGCTCGACCAAGTGCTTACCTACCACTGACCGAGAAGCCAGAATGGAGGTTCGCCTCGTGACCGAAGCCGACGACCTGATGCTGATGACCAACCTCTATCCGCGTACCACCGGGCTGCCGATGGCCGTTTGGGTGGGTCCCAGCTATGGCGCGCCGCATGATGCGCGGATCAAGGTCATGCAAGTGCACGGCATCCGGATGGACCCAGGCAACCTCGCCGTCGTGGCACTCAGGCCGCGCCCGCATGTCGTCGCCGGTCATCTCTCCGCCGGCGATTTGCAAGCGGTCGGCCGATGGCTCACGCTGAACGAGACGGCGATACTCGACCACTGGAACGGGGTGACAGACGGCGCCGAGCTCGCCCAGCAATTGCGGCGGCTGCCATGAAAGCTGGTGTGCTGACCCAGCAGGCCAAGTGATGGCGGAATACGAAATGGGCAAGAGCGAGCTCTATGAGATGGTCAACATCTATCCAGCGGACAGCGGCTTGCCGATGACCGTTTGGGCCGGGCCCCGCGGCAATGCTCGGCATGATGTTCGGGTCAAAGTCAATATGGCGCACGGCAATCGGATGTCGATCGCTAACACCGCAGTCGTCGCGGTTCGTCCGGCCCCGCGCCTGATTGTCGGGCGGTTATCGGCGGCTGATCTGCAAGCCGTCAGTGACTGGTTGCGGCTCAACGAGGCGGCGCTCGTGGCGCATTGGGACGGCCAGATTTCCGGTGTCGAGCTCGGCCGGCGACTGCAGCGACGATGAGTGAACGCGAAGATACCCAGATCCTCGATTTCCTGCGCGGTCGCTTCGGCCGGCTCGACGATCGGCTCGACCGCATTGACAACAAGCTCGACGGCTGCGCCGCCTTGAGGGGCCGGCGCCCAACCCTTCCGAGGAGACCGCCGAATGACTGATCGCCTCACTCTCGCGCACGCGCTGGAGCAGGGTGGGATCGGTCGCGAAGCGGCGGAAAGCATCGCAACCGAGATCTATGACGCAATCCGCACGAACGTCGCGACCAAGACCGACCTCGGCGAGCTCGAAAGCCACCTGAAGGCAGACATCGCGGCTCTCGAGGCCGCGACCAAGACCGACCTCGCGGCTCTCGAAAATCGGATGCTGTTGCGGCTCGGGCGAATGATTGCGGTTGCCACCGGCTTGATCATCGCAGCTACCGCGACGGCAACCGGCGTTATCCTTCACTATCTGCCTCACGCGTAAGCCGAATGACCGCGCATAGGCAACAGCCGCGTTAAGGAACTGCGCTGATGCACGGCTCCGACCCCGGCGACGATCTTCCCGCCGACGTGCTGGCCGAGATCGAGGCTGACGTCGCGCGCTACCGCGCCACTCGCATCAATGCCGCCCGCAGGCGGCTGACCAAGGCCAAGACACCAGGCTTTGTCGACGTCACGCTTGCCGAGCAGGCAGCGATCGCACGGCGGTGGTTGCGCGGTGAGTCGATGCGGGCGATTGCCACGTCGCTCGATTGGGACCCGGTGTCGATCAGCAGCCTGCTGCACGACTTTACCCGGGGGTTTGTCGACCTCTTTGAGACCGAATACTACAACGACCGCTCAAGCCACCGGGAAATCACCCAGGCAGCGCTTGCGAAGTTCGATCGCGGTGAGCCATCGTGGCTCCAGCTACGGGTCAGGCGGTATTCGCCAAGTCGTCTCGAACAACTCCGCGCCACCCGCCGCGCCACTGAGCGCGGAAGTTAACCCTCTATTTGATTGCCTAGCGCAACAGTTGCGCTATAATACGGGTCATGCAAACAGCCACCGAAACCGCCCATCAACCCTTGGAGGCTGCCATGCCCCGTTCTTCTTCTCCCTTCCGCAACAACCCGGCGAAAGCCGGCCAGCTGGCCGCACGCAAGCGGCTCTTTGGCGACTACAGCCGCTACGCGGTGGCGCCGGTCCACACCCGCTTTGAGGCGGTCGAGTGGTTCGTGTGGGACGCCCACACTTATGCGGCGCCCGATGATCCGACCCCTGCCGTGATCCGGCAGGCGCCGACCGAGGCCGAAGCCATCGAGGGGCTGAAATGATGTTCATCATCGTCACCGACCTGCGGTCCGAGCTCACCTATGTGCTCGAGACCCGCCGCCGCGGCAGCCGCAAGCTGCGCGCCTCGGTCATGACCGCGCGCGGCCGGGACGGCGACGTGCGCATCGCCTACGCCAAGGTGCCGCTCTACATCCGCCGCGCCGCCAAGGAGGCACTGCCGTGAGCGAGGCCCGTCAGGAGGCCGAACTGCTGCGGCTCGTCGAGGAAACCAAGAAATTCGTCGCAGAGGCCCACAAGCTCGAAGCCGAGCGGCAAAAGCTCGATCGCGAGCACCAGTGGTTCCCGTGGCTGCAGCTGCTGACCTTGGTGGTGTCGAGTGCCACGATCGGCGCGCTCGTCGCGCGGCTGGTGCACTGATGCGCGGTGCCCGCGACGAATGGCCGAACATGACCGCAAGGCGCCGCAAGAAACTCGTTTGGGCGGTCAAAGACTTCCTCGAATGCTGCGAGGAGGAAATCGCTGAAATCAAGGATTGGGACAATGGGCCGTCCTACGTCTGCGACCAAATGCTCGATTTTCTCGACATGAACTCTTGGACGCACGAGTGGCCGGACGGCATATGGCGCGAGGGCAAGTTCGCAGACCAGGTCAGCTGCTGTGTCCGCGCCGGCTTGGACGTCGCCAGTTCACCGTCCGCTGGTGTGCTCGGGTTTGACGTTGGCATGTTGCGCCGCATGTGGCCGCGCGGGGTTCCCGCTTACGTGCGTAATTTCTTCCAACCGCCGCTGACCAACGCCGATCCGCCGACCCTTGGAGTTTGGTTATGAGGCGCCAGGGGACAGCGCCTCTTCCGGGTATGGGTGCCGGGCAATTGGGCCGGCGGCCAGCGGTTCAGGCGTTGCCACGACGGGCACGCGCCTAGCGGCGATCTCGTCGAAGCCGCGACCATCGCCGTCCAGCGTGGCGCGCTTGCCGGTGAATTCCTGCCAGCGCTTTACCGCCACGTCGACATAAGCCGGCGCGAGCTCGATCGCGCACACCACGCGGCCGGTCATCTCAGCCGCGATGATCGTCGTGCCGGAACCGCTGAATGCGTCGTAGATCAAATCACCACTCTTGCTTGTGCGCTCGACGAGCCAGCACCAAAATTTGATCGGCTTGGGGCACGGATGTCCGTTTTTTTCCGCAAACTCGGTGTGCACAATCGCATCCGGGTGACGGCCTTCCCCTCTCGATAGCTTGGGATCTTTGCCGTAGCAAAGAATCGGCTGCCAGCAGCAAAACCCCCACGGCCCAGACCCGATGCCCGCGGGCGTGAACCACGCCATCGTCCAGGTCGGTCGAGGGTACAGTCTGTGATTTCCGTTTCCCGAAGTAACAACGACCACCGGAGCTGCAGCCGCCGCCAGCGGCATGAAACCCTCGATCAGTCGAACCAGGTTCTCTTGACTGTCGTCATATTCGACATAGTCGTTTTTCGACGTTGACGACTCGCCCAGACCGTAGGGCGGGTCAGTCAAGCACAGCGCTGCTTTTCCACAAAGGGCCCGCTCGACGTCGGTGGCCACAGTGCTGTCGCCGCAGAGCAGCCGGTGGCCGCCCTCGGGCTCGGCGGCGAATTCGGCGCCGCACTCAGCGCATCGGCATTGCACCTCGGTGGTCATGCCGCGGCGGCCCGGCCGCGGGCGGCGGCAATCTCGTCAAAGCTACGACCGTCGCCAGCGAGCACAGCGGTGCGGCCGGTGAAGTTCGACCAGCGCTTGACCGCCAGGTCACAATAGACGGGCGCGATTTCCAAGGCGAAACAGCGGCGGCCGTTCGCCTCCGCCGAGATCAGTTGCGTGCCCGAGCCGCAGAACGGCTCGTAAGCGAGGTCGCCAGGGTCGGAGAACGCGGTCACGATTTCGGTCACAAGCTCGACGGGAAACAAGGCCGGATGGGCGGTTTCGATACTCCGTGCTTTGTGTCGCATCACCCGAATGACGCTATCGGGGATTTTTGTCGGCTGCAGGCTTGCAGCGGGGTTCGAACGGCCGGTTATCGAGCCATCCTTCCTGCGCATCCCACCATGGCTGACGGCGATCTCGATATTTTCGGAAAGCTTGTCCTTGGTCTTGCGCGCCCGCTCAGCGACCCGATTGAAGTGAAAGATCAACTCGTGCGACGGAGCGAGACGTCCGTTCCAATCGCCGGGCATGCCGGGGCCCTGGTCCCAGACATACCACCCGAACCGGCGCCAGCCGGCCGCGCGCATCCATTCGATCCAGGCGACCCAATAAGGCTGCCACTCGGATTCGTGATGGACTAGGCCCAGGTTCACGAGCACCTGCCCATCGTGCTTTACCGGCAGGATCGCGAAGACGCCGGACATCAACGCGTCCCAATCCTGCGGGCCCGTCTGGTAGTTGCGCTGCTGCGCGTAGGGCGGCGATGTAAAGCAGATATCCGCTTCGTTGCCATCCATCAGCCGCGTCACGGCATCGGCCCTCGTGCTGTCACCACACAGCAGCCGGTGGCCACCTTCCGGCTCAGCGGAAAACTCCTGACCGCAGTGCTGGCACGCGCACTCGACCGTCACATCTGCCTCTTGATCGCGGCTTCGAGCGGTTGCGTCTTGCGGCAATGCGGGCACGTCACCTTGGCGCCGAGCAGCCACAGGTCACCCGTCTCTGAAACCGGGTGCTCGGGCGGCGGCGGCACATCGTCGGGGTCGGTCCGACCCTCGGTCTTTTCGGTCAGCAGCGCGTTTAGCTCGAGCTCGCCAAAACCGGTTGCCGAGAGGTTAAACCCGGCCATCTTCAACTCGCCGAGCTCGAGCGTTAACAACTGCTCGTCCCAGCCGGCGTTCAGCGCCAGCTTGTTGTCGGCGATGATGTACGCGCGGCGCTGCGCGTCGGTGAGGTGTGCCAGCTCGATGCATGGCACCTGGACCATGCTCAGCTTGCGCGCCGCCAGCACACGACCGTGGCCGGCGACGATGCCGTTCTCACCGTCGACCAACACCGGATTGGTGAAGCCAAACTCGCGGATGCTAGCGGCGATCTGCGCGACTTGCGCGTCGCTGTGGGTCCGCGCGTTGCGCGCGTAAGGGATCAACGACTCGACCGAGCGCAGCACGATCTTGTCGGCCATGGGCATGGGCATGGCGATCGGGTCACCGTGAAGTTCGAGCTGGTGCGGCCGTGCGCACTGTCCGTTTCGCGCCGACCGTCACCACATCGGCATGGGTCGGCTCGCCGCTCTTTGATAAGAGGGAAATTGGCCGGCGCCGGCGTCTACACAGCGTCGCCGGCGTGCTCGAAGAGCGGCGGTTTGCTTGGGCTTCGGGCGTATTCCGCAGCGCGGCCGCGGGCCGCGGATCGGGCTATTTTCCCGTTGGGGTCGCTGCTAGTCCCGGGTAGCTCAGTTGGTAGAGCGACGCGCTGTTAACGCGTTGGTCGGGGGTTCGAGCCCCTCCCCGGGAGCCATCTTCTAGCCCCATAGCGACTGCAGCCAGCGCCAGGCGGTGGTCAGCAAATCCACCAGCGCCAGCCAGGCGACCGCGAAGGCGAACGCGCAAAGCGCCGCGATGGCGATCCGCGTCAGCCTCTCGAACAGCGACTCAGGCTTTGCGCCGCGAATTGCTAGGCCGCTCGTTGCGCCAGGTTCGCTGCTTGAGCCGGTCGATGCGGCGCTCGTCGATCTCCTGAAATGCCTTGTCGTGTTCGTGAAACGCGTAGCCGGGGAGGCGCCACCGGTGGCCCTTGCCGTCGGGCGCGCAGTTCGACCATTCGCCAATGGTCCACCCATCAGGACGCTCGGCACTTCCGAGAACCCGCACCCAATAGAAGCCTACTTTCCGTGATTTGTCTGGCACCGCGGGCAAAAGGGGGACGGTCGGGGAGACCAACCGTCCGAGTTGCTAATCGGGGACAAAGATCCGGGGCGCCCGCTCCGGACCCTCAGAGATCCTAGTCGCCTTACCGCAAAGCGTTAAGTCGGGGTGTCAGGCGGCGGGATGGCGACGGCGAAGCGCCCGATATCATCGCAACCGGAAATGAGTGGAGCAGCATTTTGCAAAAGCGTCCGACCGCTGTCGTAGTGATCTACAGCGCCGCGACCCTGCACCTGGTCGAAGCCTTCATCATCGCCCAGTCCAAGGCGGCCGATAACTCGATCCCGATCGCCTCGCTGCTGAGCGCCTTTGCCGGTCAGCGCATCGCTCTGGCCGCCACCATGCTGCTCGCCGCGTTGTTGGCGCTCAGCGGAGCCCTCCAGCGCCCCGGGTGTCTCGCCATCTTCACGCTGATCCCGCAGCAGACCTTGCTGGTGATCACCGCGATCGGCGCGTTCGCTTACGCGTGCATGGGGCACTACGCCGACGGCTACGAACCGGCGGGCGGCGGTCTGTTCATCTTCGCCGACCAACTGCCGCGCGTGCTGTTCGCCATCGCCCACGTGGTGGCCAGCTATCAATGGTTTTGGAGCTCCGACTTGTCGCGCTCGCGCTGGAAGACAAGCACGGTCGATAAGATCCTCGCCGAGGCGAATTGGGCGTCGCTGTCCGATGACCGCGAGGACGATGTGCTGGTGATCCCGGTCGACGACATGCGCGAGATCATCAGGGGCCGGCTGTAAGACGGCCGCGGGAGCCCTAATTCAGGCGGCGGCCGCGAGCTTCTGCAGCTTGCGCAGCGGGGTGCAGGTCAGCCGCCACCCGGTCTGCACCGTGTGTGTGAAACGGGATGTGAATTCGGCCGCGGTAATCCCGAGGAACTCGAGGAGCCTCGTCTTATCGGTGCGCTGCGAGGTGCTGGGCGGGCTCAGCACGATGCGGTAGACGGCGCCTTCGACGCGCAGGTGGCCACGCCGGATCGCCTCGGCCTTCAGCGCCTCGATCGCCGCCTGATGGTCGCCGATCTCGTCGGCGAGTGTCGCCGGCGACAGCCCGCGCAGGCGCTTGGCCTCGGGTTCGAGACGCTTGGTCACTCGGGAAACCTCCGAATAAAACCTCCGGACACCGGAAACCTACTGACCCGTTTCATTCGGTCTCCGGGATAGCCACCGCGCGGACCGCGGCGTCCTTGGCCTCCAGCAGCTTGCGCAGGCTCACCGTGCGCTCCGGGCCCTCGGGCACGCTCTGCGCGATGTGATGGGCGAGATGGGCGAAGGCCTGCGAGACCGGCTTCAGGTCGTCACGCAGATGGTCGTAGGCGAAGAACTTCAGCATCCGTTCCATGGGAAACTTCCGAACGCGGCTGCCCGGTTTCGGGCAAGATTGGGGTGATCTGGCCATGCGCGGGCCGATCCCAGCGTTGGCTGTAGTCGAGGCGGACGTAGACGGCGTTGCGTTTGGCACCCGAGCCGATCGGCATGTTCGGCCGCTTCCGGTAGCTCCGACGGGCGGTCATTCGACCCTCCAGATCCGCATGTGGCCTGCCTCGTCGAAGCCGGCGGCGAACCTGCCGTAGCCGCGCTTCTTGGCGACCTGGCAGGCCGTCTTCAGGGTGGCGAGTTTCGCGTTGTCGACGCGGCGGCTCTGCCCGACCTTGAGCTCGGCGAGCTCGTATTTGTCGTTGCGCATCCATCGGCGATACCGGTCAGCTTGGCGCTGCGGCTGCGGCACCCCGTCGTCGACCTCGCCAAGCACTACCGGATCGACGCCCTGTTTGTGGTCGAGCAGCTGGAAGCCGCTTCCCCAATCGTTCCTGATCGAATAGGGCGTCGGCTCGAGAGCACGGCGCAGCTTGCCGATGAAGACGTCGATGATCTTGTAGTGCGGCGGGTGGTCCGGCTGGTCGCTGTAAAGCAGGGTCATCAGCGTGTCGGTCGACACCACCTTGTTGCGGCGGCGCCAGAGGATCTCCAGCACCTGCCAGAATTTCGGCATGATGTGCTCGCCGGCGACGGTGTGCCGGTCGTGATCAAACCACGGCGGCGGCAGCTGTTCGGCTTGGCCCGCCAGCTCAGCGCGGCAATGCTCGCACAGCGCCATCAAGCACCTCGCCGCGGGGTAGAATCTCGATGAGCCGTCCCGACACCGCCCCATTGCACGTCGGCCTCGATGACGAGGCGTTGCGCAACCTCCTGACCCGCCAGCCGGTGATCTTGCGAGCCAGCACCGGCGAGCGCGTTGCGCTCGTCGCCGGGGAGATCGACTTTGAATGGCTCGCCGAGTTCGCCACCAAGGCGGTGCGCGACATGGTCTACGGCGAGGGGACCTCATGACGACGATCGCCGATGTCGCCTGGGCCGCGCGCCACGGCCAAACCGAGCTCATCGTGACGCCAGAGGGGATGGCCGAGCTGGTCGACATCCTGACCAACGACGAGCGCTTTGGAACCCCGATCCCGCCGCCGTTTTGGCTCTATGGCGTATGGATCTGCTGCGCCGAACCGACGACCCCGGCGGCGGTGTAATCTGGAGAATCCGCCCGTCGATGACGCCGAACTGTCACCGCCAGAGGTGACACCCCCTTGATAGACGGGAAAATCAGCCGGTTGGGGAGAGACGCCGGTTACTAATTTTGCAAATAGTAATAAACAAATTATGGGTACTCGTGCGGCCGGTGCCGGGCCCACTCATCG